TGGTGCGTCGGAGTTCGGTGCATCCGGCTGCCGTGAGGGCGGCGATGACCTTGCGGGTCTTCATCGGCTTCATGAGTATGAGTCTATCCCCCCTAGACGTCAAGAGTCAAGGGGGGATAGACAATTCGCGCGGGATAGTTGGAGGGCCGACGACCGGCCTAGGCTCGACCAGGGCGCGGCCCGCGATCCCCCGTGAGGCGGGCCGCGCCCCCGATTCCCGAACGACAGGACACGCCCCCTCTGGTCGTGGCAGGCTGCTGCGGATCCGCAAGGGGGAGTGCATGGCCTACCGGACAATGACGTTCAAGCACCTCTTCGCGCACAAGGCGCGCCAGCCCGACAGCGAGCACCACGTGCTGGCCGCCCTCCCGGACGGGTCAGACTTCACGGATCTATGCCACCAGGTGCTGCAAGAGATGAGCGAGCGCGGCGCTGACATCGACCACGCGAAACGAACATTCCGCCAGGTGACGGCAGTTCAGCGATTCTCGGATGGCGTCCTGGCGACGGTCGAGACGGGCAGCATGGGTGATGTGCCGCTCGTGCGCGACGTCCGCACCGGAGCGGCCTCCTACCAGCTGACCGAGTACGACGCCCCGGCCGTGACGTTGCGCTGCGCCATCGTGGTCCCGCAGGGAAGCCGCTCGGCGATCGCCTGCATCGAGCACGGAAACCACCGATCAGCGGACCAGAACCTGCTCAAGGAGATTCATACGGGGTGGGTCAGCACACAGAGCGGGCTTACCCTCCAGATCGAGACCGTGGTGCAGTCACAGGACTGGATCACCATGGCCCAGCTCGAAGCCGTCACGGCCGTGGTCTATGGACACCGAGCCGACATCGCCGACCAGGGTCGGCCGGCGAAACTGGGCACCATGCAGTACCACCTCATCCCGGACAAGGGCGAGCGATACCTCCCGGCTGCCCTCAAGCAGCGCCTCATGAACCGCGACCTGTCTCGGGCCCGCGTGCTCGGCCTGCGGTCAGACCTCGACATCGACGAAGTCACGTTGACGCTGAGCGACGACGGGCAGCGCAAGACGGTCGTGCTGGGGCACGAGCGCACCCCCACGATCCGACTCGTCCTGTCAGAGCCCGATCAAGAGCCCTTGGCCGATCAGTCCTTCGTGAGATACTCCCAGCAGGAGGCGCGCAGGACGATCGCCGCGATGAACGGCTCGCATCCATAGGTGTGACCCACAGCCACAAGCCCCACCGGGAGACCCGATGAGCTCCAAGACTTCAGTCACCCAGATCGTCCATGATCACTTCGACACGCTGCGCGACTCCCGCACGTCGAGGCCCCTGGTCCGCGACTACCTGACCCAGTTCGGCCTCCCTCTCGCCGTGGCGGTCGTGGCTCCGCTGCTCGGCTTCCGCCTGGGCGAGACAGGTCAGCTGATTGCCGGGCTGGCCGTCTTCGCGGGCTTCACGTTCGGATTGCTGATCTTCGTCTTCCAGCTGCGGCTCAGCATCACGAACGATCCACGCCTCCACGCCGACAACCTGCTCAAGGAACTCGTCGATCAGCTCTTCGCCAACATCACCTACGCACTGGTCGTGGCTTTGGCGACCGTCGCGGTGGCGGTTGCGTCGGTATCGGTGCAGTGGCCGAGCAACCCGCTTCCGGCGGGATGGGCGAGCGGCATCGAGACCGCCGTCATGCTCTTCCTGTCCCTCCACTACGTCCTCACGATGGCGATGTGCGCCAAGCGGCTGCGTCGGGCCTACCGGCTCGCCAGCGCCTGACTGTCGCACCGTCCCGTCACACTCGACCCATGGCCCTGACCGACACCGAGCGAGCACTCCTCGACTTCGCCGGCCGCTGGTACCGCTTCCCCGGCGCACAGGAACAAGCCATGCGCGACGAGCTCGGACTGTCCGCCACCAGCTACTGGCGCAAGGTCAACACCCTCATCGACCGCCCAGACGCACTCGCCTACGCCCCCACGACCGTCGCCAGACTGCGACGCATCCGGGCCGACAAGCTCCGCGCCCGCTCACTCAGCCGGATCGCGAGCTGACTCAGGTCGCCAACGACTGACCCAGACCGTCCAACGCGCTCCGCGCCATCGTCAGGTCAGCGTGCTGGTACATCTGCGTCGTCGCCGCCTGCGAGTGCCCCATGATCGACTGGATCACCTTCACGTCGACTCCCTGCTGCATCAACAGCGTCGCCACCGTGTGCCGAGCCGAGTGCAGCGGAACCTTCGCTACGTCGGCACGCTCAAGCAGCTGGTACCAGCCCGCCAGGTCATCCTTGGCCTCGACCGGATACCCATCCGCATCGGTCCACACCAGGCCGAACGGCCGTGCCTGCGCGATCTGCCGCTTCCGATGCTCGCGCAGCGCCTCGACCAGGACAGCCGGGATCGGCACCAGACGGATGCCGGCCTCGGACTTCGGGCGGGTCAGGCACATCCGGCCGCGCAGCACCCGGTACTCGAACCCTTCCGGCACATCCAACTCCCGCGACGGGCACGACCCGGCGCGTGTCTTGCCGCAGGTGCCCGCGCAGCCGTGCCGGTAGCCGATCGGCTGCAACTGCCAGGACAGGTCGAGCGTGCCCGCCTCGAGGTCGACGCGGTCCCACTCCAGACCCAGGCACTCCGCCTGGCGTGCGCCTGTCAGCAGGGCCGTCAGCCATCGGGCGCGGCCCTCGTCCGCGGCGGCGGCGCCCAGGATCGTTCGCGCATCATCAGCAGTCAGGGCTCCCCGAGTGCCCTTCGCAGCCTTGGTCTGCACCAGCTTGGCCACGTTCCGCGGCACCAGGCCCTCCCGCTCAGCGTCCGACAGCGCCGCCCGCAGGACCCGATGACACTTGTTCGCCGTCGCCAGCGACACCTCCTGAACCATCTCCCGGTGCATGACACGCACGTGACCAGGCGTCAGCTTGCTCAGCGGCACCTTCCCCAGCCGCGGAGTCAGGTGACGAGTGATCATCGATCGATAGTCCGAGTACGTCCGCGGCTTCAGCGTCGGCTTCGCGATCTCCTCCAGCCACTTCTCCAGCCACGATCCCAGGGGCGTCCCCTTGTCCGGGATCGCGCCGAGGCTGTCGAGGTCAGCACGCGCCTGTCGCAGCTTCTTCAGCGCACCGGCCTTCGTCCGGCTCGTCGCCTCCCACCGCCTCCGCTCGCCCCGCTCGTCCCAGCCGAGCTCAAGCCGCGCCACCCACAGGCCCCGGTCCTTCCGCTCGAACAGCGACCCGTCGCCGTACGTCATGCGCCCCATGCCACACCCCCGCTGGTCCACCCATTAGTCCACCCATTACTAGACCACACAGGACTGACACAGACAGCAACAGCGTTGCGCCGCAACGGTTTTCGCTGATCCCATGAGGGCAAGGACGTGCTTTTAATCCGTAGGTTCGGGGTTCGAGCCCCCGGCGACCCACCAGTGAAAAGCGTTGTGCCGCAAGGCGTTTCACGTGAATCACGAGACCCGAAAACGGCCTCCAGACGGGCTGGTCCACCCATTAGTCCACCCATTCGGGCCCACGCGCTCATGACGCAACCTTGAGCAGGGCTGCTCTACGCCAGACCCGCAGCATGTGCAGCGTCACGTCCAGCTCGTCGGCCAGGGCCCCCGCGTGAGAGCCGTGCAGCTCCTCCGCCAGCGCGTACTCGTCCGGGCAGATCAAGTGCATCGACGCCATCCGGTCCGCGTGCGCCTCCTGGCGCGCGTTGACGATCCCGAACGGCGACCGCCGGTGACCAGCGAGCGCGTGCATGATCTCGTGTGTCAGCGTGCAACGCTCCTGGCGCCCGGACAGGCCGCGGCGGACGACGATCAGCTTGTCCCGGTGACGGTACTCGCCCTTGCGACCCTCGCGCAGTCGCGCATACGCGACCTCGAGGCCGAGAGCCTCCGCGTGCGCGTGCGGCTCGTAACGCTTCCCCCGATGCATCGCTACTCTCCCCGCTCGTCCCTCAGCTTGTCCTCGTCAGGTGACTCGTCCGCAGCAACGTCGTCCTCATCCTCGGCCCACCGGGTGACACTCCCCAAGTCAGGATGAGGACTCCCGGGCCCGGGATCCGGCAGCAGCGGGATCACGGTGCCGGGCGGATCCACATCGAGGCTGGCCAGGAACTCCACGACGTCAAGATCGAGCGCGTTGCAGGCCCGCTCGACGTCCTCGAGGTACCAGGCCCGCTCGCCGTTCAGCAGCTTCGCGAGCCGACCACTGAACCCGGCGTCGGTCTTGAACTGATCGCGGCGCCCCTCGCGAGCGTCGACGATCCCGGCGATTCGCGCTGCCACGGCCCGCGACCACGGTCCTGGCGCGATCTGCACGCGCCCCTGCTTCTGTGCGCCCATGTGAGGAGAGTCGCACAAATGTGCGACACGCCGCAATAGCCCTTGACGGTGACACATATGTGTCACTAGGTTCGTACTCATGAAACAGCCAGTCGAAACGCTCTCTGAGCGGTTCAGCGCCCAGGTCCGAGCCCACCTAGCGTTCCGGCGACAGACCGTCGCTGACCTAGCTCAGGCCGTGGGCATCTCCGAGGCGACTCTCTACCGACGTCTCAACGAGGGCCGTCGCTGGCCGCTCGACCAGTCCGCTTCCGTCGCCGCCCACTTCGGCTACGCCAACCCCGTCGACATGGTCAGCAGCGGCATCCCAGAGACCGCGGCATGACCGCCGACACCGCCGTCATGCCGGTTGCCGTCACCCTCGACCGCGCGGCCGAGCTCGCCGGCGTCTCAGTGGAGACAGTCCGCCGCGCCATCCGCGCCAACCGACTCATCGCCCACTACCCGACCAAGCGCCCCGTCGTGCTGGTCGACGACCTGCGTGCCTGGATCGAAGCCGCGCCCACTTCCGGGAGCTCGCGATGACGCCAGATCAGCTTCCTAGCCGCATGGCAGCCAAGGTCGAGGTCGACGACAACGGCTGCTGGCTTTGGACGGGCTATGTCACGCCTGACGGCTACAGCCAACTGACGATCCGGCCCCGGCGTCATCGTGGTCACCGGCTCTCCTACGAGCTTCTGGTCGGCCCGATCCCAGAAGGCCGCGAGATCGACCACCTGTGTCGAGTCCGACGTTGCATCAACCCTGACCACCTTGAAGTGGTCACCCGCTCGGAGAACAACCGCCGCTCTCAGCGCAACTGGATACCGGATGTCAACGGGGCGCCGATGTGCTTCCGCGGGCACGCGGTGCAGGGCGCCAATGCCATCCATGACACCGACGGCAAGACCAGGTGCCGCACCTGCCGCCGTGAAGCGCGGCTGCGTCGACTAGCTCGACTCAAGCAGGCCGCATAGACCCCGGCCGCTGCCTGCGCCCCCGCCGGGCAGCGGCCGGACACCACCCCCGGAGGGGACAACGAGCGGAGACAGCGCCCGCTCCACATAGCCGCTAGGCGCCCGATGGACGGCGACCTCAACAGACCGACCGGGCGCCTAGCGGACCCGATGGACCTTCCTGAGGAGCAGGACATGCCCAACATCACCTACCACCGGCTCACCCCCAGTGCCCGCGCCACCATCCGCGAGCAGATGCCGATCGCCGCCTTCGTCCGCTACTTCTACCCGGACGGCAGCTGGCGCGGCGACGTGTGCGGCTGCCCCGACGACCGATGCGCCGACGGCTTCCACCACGGCGGCATCGACTACTGCGGCTGCCTGCCCGTCGCCATCGCCGAGGCCAACGCCGGTTCGAAGGCGGCGGCATGAACCCCGACGGCCTCCACATCCTTCTGGCCTTCGCCACCACCCTGGCCGCGATCGGCTGGACCGTCGACTACCGCCGACGCATCGTCGTCGAACGGCAGCGGGACATCCACGCCCGCGTCGCGACCGAGCGCGGCCGGCGCCTCATGGTCGCCCTCGACGAGCGCGACCAGGCACGCCGGCACGCCGACGACGCACAGTGGGTCATCAGCGCCATCGCCGAGGAGCATGCCGCAGCCAAGCAGCGGCATCCCTCGAACGTCCGCGTCCTCCACTCGATCGACGGCGGCGCTTCATGAGCACCGTCGGATGGCTCGCCCTCGGCGCAGTGCTCATGGTCGTCTCCGCACGCCTGGGCTATCTCGCCGGCCGGGAGGCCGCCGAGTCCCGCGCAGCAGCCACGATCGCCGACCTGCGTTCTTCACTGCGCCGCGCGACCGGCCGCTACGTCACCGCTGACGACACGAAACCGGAGTAACCGATGCTCGAGACATTGACCGGCGCCCTCGTCGAAGCCATCTCCACCGCCGATGACAGGCGGGAATGGGCCGCCAGCCGCCCCTCCCGCTCAGTGCCGAGCGTGCGCGCCGCGGTCCAGCCACCGCGGGCATGGCGGGCGTTCGCGGAGTGCGTGCTGCGGCGCGAGTCGGGTGCGACGCTGGACCGCCAGCAGTCCGGCGTCGGCGCTCGTAACACCAGCTCTAGCGCGTCGGGCCGCTGGCAGATGCTTGACGCCAGCGGATGGCGCGACGGTGGCGCATGGAACGTGCAGAAGCGGCTCGTCCGCTTCGGTGCGACGAGAGCGCAGGCCCGTGAGGTCCGCGTCTACCTACAGCGCACACCCATTTACCGCTGGAACGGCATCTGGCAGGACATGGCTGCGTTCGAGGCTCTCCAGTCCGGAGGCTGGCGGCACTGGTACGCGCCCGGCTCCCCGTGCAACGACCTGGTCCCGGCAGGCGCGCGATGAAGGGACTAACCGTTGAGCAGCGGTTCAGGGCCAAGGTCGACACGTCACACGACTGCTGGATGTGGCTGGGCGCGAAGGACAAAGACGGCTACGGGGTGTTCAAGCCGGACACCCGGCGGTCCAGCCCCAACAGGTCACGAGCGGTGAGGGCGCATCGCTTTGCAGCACAGCTGGCCTTCGGGATGTTCGACACCCGTGCCCTGGTGTGCCACACGTGCGACGTTCCGTCCTGCGTGCGGCCTGCCCACCTGTATCTGGGCGATCCAGTGTCGAACAGCAGGGACCGCATCCACCGCGGCCGCGACTTCAATGCGAACAAGACTCACTGCAATCGTGGGCACGAGTACACGGCTGAGAACACCTTGTGGCGCGGGCACCAAAGGGCGTGCCGGGAGTGTGCGTACGCGAGCAATCGGCGGTGGTGGGCTCGGAACCGGGCATCATCCGCTGACACCTGCGGGCGGCCGTGATGAGCCACCACGCCCTCTGCCCAGTCACTCAGGTGCCCACCCAGCCGGAACCGTGCGTCTGCCTGCAGCTCGAGACCGCTGAACGCGACACCGCAGACGCCATCCGCGGCCGCATCCTCGACTACGCCGCCACCCTCGACGGCAAGGCGTCACGCGGAGTCGCCATGACCTGCGCCGGACTGTCCACCACAGCAGGCCTGCGATGACCGACGACACCATCACCCGCCGCTGCAGCGAGTGCGGATTCGTCATGACCACCAGCGAGCCCTGCGTCCTCACCCCCTTCGGATGGGCTCACCCCGCCTGCGCCCCCATGGAGGACCAGTGACCTGGACCAGCCCAGACCCCTGGCACTGCTACGAGTGCGGCGCAGACGGCCTCGGCGGCCGCCCCGCGTTCGACGCCCACACCGACGAGCACGCACCCAAGCCCACCCCCACACGCAAGCCCGGCCCCGTCGTCCCCGACGGCGTCGACTCCCGTCACGTACGCGCCTGGGCCCTCACCAACGGCTGGCCCACCCTCGGGCAGCGCGGCCGGCTCCCACAAGCCGCCATCGACTCCTACCTGGAGGCCCACCGTGGCGACCTGGGCTGACCGGCAACTGTCCCTGCTCGAGGACCCGCTCGACGTGCGCTTCGCCGAGTACCACCAGGCGCACCCCGAGGTGTACGCCGCGATCGTCCAGCTGTGCCGCGACTGGAAAGCCGCCGGCCACCAGCGCATCGGCATCGGCATGGTCGTCGAAGTCCTCCGCTGGCAGCACGGCCTACGAGTCGCAGGGGAGCAGTTCGGCATCGACAACTCGATGCGCTCCCGCTACGCCCGCCTCGTCATGGCCAACGAACCCGACCTCATCGGCTTCTTCGAGACCCGCACCCTCCGCTCAGATTGGACCGCCGCATGACCGACCTCGTCCGAACCGCCGACCTGCCTACCCGCATGCAGTACGCCAAGGCACTGGCCGAGGCGTCACTTCTGCCCAACGCCTACCGCAAGCAGCCCGCCAACGTCCTGCTGGCCATCGAGTACGGCGACGCCCTGGGCCTGTCACCCATGGCCGCGATCCAAGGCATCCACATCATCGACGGCAAACCGACTGCCTCCGCCGCCATGATCGGCGCCTTGGTCCGCCGCGCCGGACATCGCCTCCGCGTCCAGGTCAACCAGCAGGGAACAGCCGCCAAAGCCACCATCACCCGGTCCGATGACCCGGACTTCACGTTCGAGTCAGTGTGGACCATCGAACGTGCCCAGGCGGCAGGCCTTGTCGGCAAGGGCTCATGGAAGGCCTACCCCGCGGCCATGCTGAAGGCCCGCGCCATCACCGAGGTCGCACGAGACGCCTGCCCTGAGGTCCTGTCCGGTGTGCAGTACACGGCGGAAGAGCTGGGAGCCGACGAAGCAGGCAGCATGCAGCCCGATCGGGGACACACCACGGCCCCTGACCAGCATGACCCGTGGGTATCACAACCCGCCCACGTCGACCCCGGTACCGGCGAGATCCTCGAACCCGACGTGGTCGACGCGGAGGTCGTCGACGACTATCCCGCCCCGTCCGCAGCGCCGGTTCGTGGGCCCCTGGGCCGCGACATCGCCACCCGGCCAGCGTCCGAGAAGCAGATCAAGTTCCTCGACGACCTTGCCAAGAAGGCCGGGCACCTGGACCTCGCCGCCTACCTCGACTCCGCGGCCGCCGCCGACGTCCTCGGCGGAACCCCATCCGAACCGCTCACCGACGGCCACGCCCGCCTCCTCATCGACGCACTCAAGGCCGAGCTGTGACCGGGGAGTACCCGCCGATCACGGCCGCCGACCTGCGCCGCGTCCAGACCCACCCGGCGCCGCCACCCACCGACGACGACCTCGCCGAGGCGGCACGACTCGACGACCACACCGAGCAGACCGAACCGGACTGGGCATGACCGGCTTCTGCTGGACGTGCGGCGGCCTCGCCGTCACCACACGCGACGGCCGCGACTACTGCGACCACTGCACCCCGACCGACCCCACCGAGGCCCACCTGAAGGCCTACATCGCGCAGCGCCTGCGCGCGAACATGAACGGAGACCGTGCATGACCGCCACCTTCGAACGAATCAAGACCGACTGGATCACCCCGCACGACCGCAACGTCCGCCGCGACCTCGGCGACCTCGACGAGCTCGCAGCCAGCATCAAGGCCCAGGGCCTCCTGCAGCCCCTCGTCGTCGCACCACGCACGGACAGCGACAGCGTCACCCGGGAGTACGTCATCGTCGCCGGCCACCGCCGCCACGCCGCCGCCACCAAGGCCGGCCTGGAGACAGTCCAGTGCATCGTCCGCGATGACCTCGACACCCCCGCCAAGGTCATCGAGGCGATGCTGGTCGAGAACCTGCAGCGCACCGACCTGACCGTCATGGAGGAGGCCGACGCCTACGCCCAGCTCGAGCTCCTCGGCGTCAAGGAAGCCGCCATCGTCAAGACCACCGGCCGGTCCCGCAAGACCGTCCACGAGCGCCTCCTCCTGGCGTCGCTGCCCACGGAGCGCCGCCAGCAGTACGAGACCGGCAAGCTCAGCCTGGAAGGTGCCGTCAAGTGCGCGAAGCTGCGCCAGCAGTACGCCGACGACACCGAGATCCTCGAGCTCATCGACAAGGCCGGCACCTACTCCTTCGCTCAGAGCGGCTACGGCATCGACTACACGATCAGCCGCATCCTCGAAGACCGCAACCGGCCCCAGGAGCCCGAGGACGACGACGAGGACACCATCGACTACGCCGGCAAGCGCGCCGAACGCGAAGCCGAATGGGAGAAGCGCCAAGCAGAGCAGAAGGCTGAGCAAGAGCGCCTCGCTGAGATCTGGCGGTCCCACAACGAGTGGATCGGCGGCCTCATCGTCCGCGCACGCAGCGACGAGCACACCATCTACGCCCTGGCCCGCTCCGTGTTCGCCGAGCTCGTCGAGTCCCAGAACGTCAACGAGGACGTCCTACCCGTCATCGCAGTCGAGGCCAACGACGAAGGCGACCCCGTCGACTGGACCGACAGCGACGCACTGCTCTACCTGCTGCTGAACGAGGCCCCCGTCGAGTTCGAACCCGCCGGCTGGGGCTCCCACCACTGGAACCTGCGCCGGCGCATCCAGTGGATGCAGTCACTCGGATACAGCCCCACCGCCGACGACCTCGCGATCCTCCAGCCCGCGCAGGAGGACGACGATGAGGTGGCGTAGGAAGCCCACGGCCACAGCCCCCGCCCCACCGCCAGAGTCCGTCTGGGACGACGTCGTCACCGTCGTCTCCGCCCTCGACGAACGCGACCGCGCCCGCGACCTGGCCGTCCGACTCGAGTGCGAGAACGCCCACCTCATCGGCTTCCTGCACTACATGAGAGACGACCTCGAGGCCGGCGGACGCACCCTCCTCACCATCGATGACCTCATCGAAGCCATCGACATGGCCCTCGCCGACGTCACCACCGAGGACGCCTGATGCCCACGATGGACGCCGACAAGCGCGGCAGCGGACAACGCGTCACCGCCACCGCCGGCACCTGGAAGAAGTGGACATGCGACCTGTGCGGCCGCACCGGACGGGAGGTCGGCACCCGAGCCGCCCGCGACGCACACCTACGCCACTACCTCACCAACCACCAGGAGGTGCCCTTCTAGATGGACCGGCCACCCCACATCAGCGCCCAGGACTGGCAGCGCATGTCCTGGCACGCCCGCCAACGCGCCGCCCGCACCGCCGGCATCTACCTCGTCCCCACCTACCAGGAGACCCTCGTGCCCAGAACACCCACAGTGCGACGGCCCAAGGTCCGCATCTACCGCGTCACCGCCGGCTGCTGGGAGATCACCAACGGCATCTCCACCGCCCGCACCGCCTCCGCCGAAGCCGCCTGGCGGCTCATCGACATGTTGAGTAGGACCGCATGAGCTGGACGATCCGCCTCCCGTGGGCAACGCCACCGATATCCCTGAACGACCGCGGACACTGGCGAGCCAAGGCCGCCCGCGTCAAGCACGTCCGGTACCAGGTCGCGCAGCTGCTCGCTATGCACCGCATCCCGCCGGCCGAGCGCATCCACGTGACCCTGCACTACGTCCCGCGCGACCGGCGGCGGCGAGACGCGGACAACCTCGTCGGCACCTTGAAGCCATGCATCGACGCCATTGTCGACGCCGGGATCGTTCCGGACGACTCGCCGGAGTACGTGACGTGGAGTCAGCCCATCATTGATTCGGCAGATCACAGCAACCCACACCTGTACCTCGTGATCCGACAGGGGGAGACGCCATGAGCATCAGCAAGCGCCTGCGCTACGAGATCCTCAAGCGCGATGGCTTCAAGTGCCGGTACTGCGGCACCACGTCCCAGGACACGGAGCTCACGATCGACCACGTACTTCCGGTCGCTCTAGGAGGATCGGACGACCCGACGAACCTGGTCGTTGCCTGTGTCGACTGCAACCTCGGCAAGTCCTCCAGCCCCGCCGACGCCGAGCACGTCGCTCAGGTCGCCGCAGACGCCGCACGATGGGCCCGAGCCATCGAAGAAGCCGCGGACCAGATGCAGGCATCCCGCGCTACCGAGTCCACATACGCAACGGCGTTCCTCGAGGTCTGGCCGAACTACTACAACCTGCCTGCTGACTGGGACGTGTCCATCATGAGGTTCCAGAGCGCCGGCCTTCCGCAGCAGGTCATGGTCGACGCCGCCCATGCCGCGATCGGCAACGCCCGCGTCGCGGGAGGCGCCGCCAAGTTCCGCTACTTCGCCGGCATCTGCTGGGCGCGCGTCCGCGAGCTCCAAGACCTCGCCGCGGCCATCATCGAAGAACAGGACGGACACCCATGAGCGGCCTGAAGTGGGTACGGCTCGACACGTCGATCTGGTGCCACGACAAGGTCCTCGACCTCATGGAGAAGCGCGACGGCCACAAGGCATTCGGCCTCTACGTGTTCGGCCTTTCCTACTCCGGCCTGGTGCAGACCGACGGCCGCATCCCTGCCCGAGCCCTGCCGCTCCTGCAGGGCAACCGCCGACTGGCCGACATGCTCGTCGACCACGGACTGTGGCGCCACCTCGAGGCCGGCGACTACCAGGTCATCAACTACGCCGAACGGCAGCAGACGTCCGAGACGACCGACCGCATCGTGTCCGGCCGGCGCAAGGCCGCCTGCGCCCGGTGGATGAAGGAAGGCCGGCCCTGCTCGTGCGGCTTTCACCTCCGAGCAGTGGAGGCGTGATGCATATGCAAACCGGATGCGAGATGCAGTGCACATGCATATGCAACCTCCAATGGACGATGACGATGACGATGACGATGACTGCAGATGCATGCACTCCGTGCATGCAGTCTCGGGTCAATCAATCTCGCCTGTCACCCTCCGTAACGCGCGCGAAGGGAAACCCACGATGACCACACACCAGACCCTCTGCCTCGTCGACCACGACCCGCCCCGCCAAGCCACCCCAGGCCTCACCGTCTGCCACTCCTGCCGCACCCACACCCTCGACGCCACCGCCCAAATGCCCGCCCTCTGGCGCCACCTCGAGGACTACCTCGACAACCACACCGGCACCAGCAACGGCCCCATCGTCACCACCAGCCGCGACCCCGGCCTCAACCTCAACCAAGCCGTCGTCCGCACCCGCGCCAACATCCGCATCCACCTCGAATGCTGGACCCGCATCGGCATCGACGAAGGCCCCTGGCACACCCGCCCCACCAACCGCCTCGAAGGCATGGCCACCTGGATCGCCACCCGCATCGACTGGTACTGCTCACAGGACTGGTCCGACGAGTTCGTCACCCAAACCCTCGAGCTCCGCTCCGAAGGCCGCCGCCACCGCCAACCCAACAAAGCCGCCACCTTCACCGTCGGACCCTGCCCCGAACCCGACTGCCAAGGAACCCTCATCACCCGCCTCCGCCCCGCCGACTCCCTCCTGCCATCCGTCATCTGGTGCGACAAAGCACCCGAAGACCCCGAGACCGGAGAACAACTCCACGTCTGGCCCGCCGGCGACGGCTGGCACCAGCTCGGCCGCAAGATCCACAAGCGAGCCATCCAATGACCAGCTGGATCACCATCGAGGAAGCAGCCGTACTGCTGGCCACGAGCACCGACAACGCCCGCAAGATCGCCAGCCGGAGGGGTTGGCGACGAGCCCGCATCGACAGACGCATGCACTACGCCATGGACGATGTACTCGACACGCCGCGGAAGGGCTTGCTTACTTGACAAGCCGTGTCACAGAATGATCCCTAGCGTCGGGTCCCGTATGGGAGCCCGGCGTTCGTCATTGCCGGGTGGAGCAGCTAGGTAGCTCGCCAGACTCATGCTCTGGAGGTCGCGCGGTTCGAATCCCGCCCCGGCTACCAACCAGGGCAGGTGACATGAGACGCATCGGCGGCCACCGCTGGCGCAAGCTCGTCGAACGCGTCCTCGCCGAAGAAGGCAGCATCTGCCACCTCTGCGGCCTACCAGGCGCCGACAGCGCCGACCACCTCATCCCGGTCAAGTACCGGCCCGACCTCGAGTTCGACCGCGCCAACCTCCGAGCCGTCCACCACAAGAACGCCGGTCGCTGCAACCGCAAGCGCGGAGACCGGCCCCTGCCACAGCCCGTCACCCTGCGCACGTCGCAGCCTTGGTGACTCGACCCGCATGGGTGGGGGACCACCCCTCCCCGGGGGGCCTGGGGGCGATTGTCCGGGGGCTCAGTCGCGTTTCTCTCCCCGAGCGTGGCTGGTCACGCTAAGCCGCTGGAAGGACTCCGTGATGGAACGCGACTGCGACCGTTGCGGGGGCACCTACGTGGCGAAGCGGTCGACTTCGCGGTTCTGTTCGCCGCGGTGTCGGAAGCAGGCGTCGCGCCATCCTGTGGAGCTGGTCGAGTCGTCTGGGTCGGTCGAGCAGCCGGAGTCGGCGTCGGTGTCCGATGCCACACGGACGGAGCTGCGGGCGGCGGGGTCGTTGGATTCGGCTTTGGGTCAGGCTGCGCTTCGCCTCGCGTTGCTGGTCGACATGCAGGGCCCGATGTCGGGGTCGGCTGCGGCGTCGCTGGTGAAGGAGTGGCGGGTGACGCTGGCGGAGGCTGTGAAGCAGCAGGCGGCGCCGACATCGCTGGTGGACGAGCTGCGGAAGCGCCGTGAGCAGCGCCGTTCTGTCTCGTAGCGGGGCACTGCCGACGTACTTGTGGATTCCGGAGGGGGCCCGGTTCGACGCGGCTGATGAGGCCGCGGATCTGGCTCGAGCCCTGGGGGACCAGGTCGACGAGCCGGAGGAGGCTGCGCTTCGAGTGCTGCTGGCCGAGGACGCCAGGGGCCGGCGGATCGCGCTGGAGTCGGGCCTGTTCTGTGGCAGGCAGAACGTGAAGACGTGGGCCGGTCAGCGGATGGTCATCTACCGCGGCTGGGTCCATGACCTCAAGCGGATCGTGTGGACCGCGCACCTGTACAAGACGACGCAGGACACGTTCTTCGAGCTGCTGAACCTGATCGAGGCGCATGCCTGGCTGGAGCAGCAGGTGCTGAAGGTGTCTCGCGGCAACGGTGAGGAAGGCATCCACCTGCGGAACGGGTGCCAGATCGACTTCGTGGCCCGGTCGCAGAAGTCCGCTCGAGGGTGGGCGGCGGATGAGGTCGTAGGGGATGAGGGCCTGTACCTGACGCCGGCGATGATCGGCGCAGTGTTCCCAACGCTGTCGAGCCGGCCGGATCCGCACTTCACGCACCTGTCGAGCCCCGGCCTGCCGTCGTCAGATGTGATCCGGGCGGTGCGGGACCGTGGCCGTGCCGGTGGTGATCCGTCCCTGTCGTACGGGGAGTGGACGAGTGAGCGTGGCCGCTGCGTGGATGTCGAGTGTCGGCACAAGCCCGGCACTGTCGGGTGCCAGCTCGACGACCTGGACAAGGTGAGGCAGGCGAACCCGGCGCACCCGCGGCGCATCAGCCTGGACTACATCCGCTCTGAGCGGCGGGCGATGCCCGTTGCGGAGTACATGCGCGAGCGGCTGGGATGGTGGGAAGACCCGCCGCGGGAAGACGAGTCGACGTCACCGTTCCCCGTGGAACAGTGGCACGGCCTGGCTGATCCCGGTTCGCGGATCGAGCCTGGTTCGCCGATCGTGTTCTCGGTCGACGTGTCCTGGGACCGTTCACGGGCGTGGGTCGCGGTCGCGGGGCTGAACCAGCACGGCGTCCCGCATGGGGAGGTCGCGCACACGAACTTCGGCACCGACTGGGTGCTGGACTGGCTGGTCAAGCGTGTTGCTGCTCGAGGGCCGATGAAGATCGGCCTGCAGGGCGGCAACTCGCCGGTGTCGAGCCTGATCGAGCCGCTGGAGAAAGCGTTCGGCGACCTGGTCGAGACCATGGCCGGACCGGACCTGACCAGGGCGCACGGCGCCCTGTTCGACGCGATCACGGCTGGCAGCGTCGCCCATATCGGGCAGGAGCAGGTCGATGACGGCATCACCCGCGGCGTCCCTAAGACCCTTGGTGACGGGTGGGTGCTCGACCGGCGGAACTCTCCCGTCGACGTCGCGGGCGCGGTCGCTGTGATCGAGGCCCTGTACCTGCTGCAGACCACTGAGCCGCCGGCCCCCAAGCGGGTGTCGGTCCCGAAACGACTTCGCTAGGAGGCGAGCGTGACTGTCGACGCGTTCGCCGTGGACCGCACCAAGATGACTGACGGCGGTGTGGAGTCTCCTGGTTGGTGGGTGCAGCAGCTCGACCGGTCGATGCAGCGGAAGCGGCCCCTGCTGCAGCTGCTGCAGTCCTATGACGAGGGCAACGCCCCGCTGATGGACATCGCGCCCACGGTGCGGGAGGCGTATCTGGCGTTCCAGAAGCGTGCCCGGACGAACTTCGCCAGCCTGGTCGTGGACGCCATGATCGACCGCATCCAGGTCGCCGGTATCCGTACCGGGGCTGGCGCCGATGAGTACGGCGATCAGCTGGCGTGGGACTGGTGGCAGGCCAACGAGCTCGACGCGGACGCCAACGTCCTGCATCGGTCGGTGTTCGTGATGGGCGAGGCGTACGCCATCGCCGGCGACCTCGACCCGGACACTGGTGTGCCGGTCGTCACTGTCGAGGACCCGCGGCAGATGGCGGTCGCGACGGATCCGCTGCGGCGACGTCGGGTGCGGGCAGCACTGAAGCGGTTCACCGACGAGTGGACCGGGCTGGATCACGCGTACCTGTACCTGCGCGGCGAGCAGGGCGGCCCGGCGTTGGTGTTCCGGGCGGAGAACTCGAAGCGTCGCGGCTGGGAGTGGCTGGGGGAGCCTCAGCGGCTGCCGTTCTCGCAGGCTCCGGTCGTGTGGTTCCCGAACCAGCTGAGCATCGACGGCCGGAAGGTGTTCGGCGAGTTCCAGAAGCACATCGACGTGCTCGACCGGATCAACTCCACGGTCCTGCAGCGGATCGTGACGGGCGCGATGCAGGCGTTCCGGCAGCGGATCCTGAAGAACCTGCCCACGCACGACAAGGACGGCGTCGAGATCGACTACGAGGGCATGTTCGCCGCCGACCCTGCGGCGCTGTGGAACCTGCCTGAGGGCGTCGACGTATGGGAGTCTCAGGTCACTGACCTGACCCCGATGCTGATGGCCGCCCGGGACGACATCAAGGACCTGGCGGCCGTGACACGGACACCGCTGCCGTCGCTGATGCCCGATGGAGCGAACCAGTCCGCCGCGAACTCCGAACTCGTCGAGTCCGGGCTGATCTTCAAGGCGATCGACCGGATGACCGCGCTGTCGGAGCCGTGGGAGCAGCTGCAGCAGCTGCAGTTCCTGTGGGCCGGCGACGTGGAGCGGGCAGCCCGGCGGGACATGGAGATCCTGTGGATGCCGCCCAGCATCCCGTCGATGGCTGAGCGGTTCGACGCCGCATCGAAGGCACAGGCCGCGGGCCTGCCAGACGCCTACATCCGGCGGAACGTCCTCGGCATGACGCCGCAGGAGATCGCCCGGTACGCGGCTGAGCCCGCGGCACAGACTCAGGAGCCGTCCGGCTCCTAGGCGTGACGGCTGCGCTTCAGCCGGTACGGGCGACGACGGCCCTCAACGTCGGCATGTGGACGCACTGACGGAGCCTGACATGAGCGACAGCACCCTGCCCACCCACCCGCGCACCGGACTGACTGCGGTCGGCTTTCGGCGCAACGGCGCCCCGATCTGGCCGATCCTCGGCGGGTCCGAGGACGGCGGCGACCCGCCCGCCGGCGACGGGCAGGAGAACCCGCCCGCTGGTGACCAGCCGCCCGCCGACCCGCCCAAGACGTACACGCAGGCGGACATCGACAAGGCCGTCGAGGCCCGGCTCGCCCGTGAGCGGTCCAAGTTCAAGGATTACGACGACATCAAGGCCAAGGCCGCCCGCCTCGACGAGCTCGAGCAGGCGAACGCCAGCGACCTGGAGAAGGCCGTCAAGGCCGCCCAGGACGAGACCAGGGCCGCCGTGGTCCGCGAGTACGGGCAGAAGCTCGCCGCGGGGATCCTGAAGGCCGAGCTGTCGCAGCGGATGAAGCCCGCCGACGCGGACGCCCTCATCAGCGACCTGAACCTGGGCAAGTTCGTCACCGACGACGGCGACGTCGACAGTGACGCGCTCAAGGCCGTCATCGACCGGGTCGCCCCCAAGGGTCAAGCCGACCTCGGCCAGGGCAGCCGCGGCGGCCAGGCCAAGCCGAAGTCCCTCAACGAGGCCATCGCGAACCACTACACCCCGGCCCGTTCCTGAACCCCCTGAGCCTGCGTTGGCGAGGGGTCAACCCACCTCCAGAAGGAGAATGCAATGGCGATCACTCTCGCTGACGCTGCTCTGAACACCCAGAACGACATCGACTTCCAGGTGATCGAGCAGTTCCGCAAGGAGTCTTGGCTCCTCGACAACATGCTGTTCGACCAGGCCGTCAACCCGGCCGGCGGCGGCGCCACCCTCACCTACGGGTACACCCGTGAGAAGACCGAGCGTGCGGCCGCGTTCCGCGCGATCAACGCCGAGTACACGGCGGCCGACGCCGAGCGTGAGCAGGTCACGACCACGCTGAAGCCCCTCGGCGGCTCGTTCGAGATCGACCGGATCCTGTCGGCCCTGGGCCCGGCCCAGACCAACGAGGTCGCGTTCCAGCTCGCCCAGGTCGTCAAGTCGACCCGCACCAAGTTCGCCGACGAGTTCATCAACGGCGACACCGCAGTCGACGCGAACGGCTTCAACGGCCTGGACAAGATCCTCACCGGAACGTCGACGGAGATCATCCCCGGCGGCGCCTCGGCGTACGTCGACTGGTCCGCGGCCACGGTCGACACCGAGGGCGAGGCCCACACGGCGATCGACCTGCTCGACCAGCTCGTGTACGCCCTCGACGGGCCCGCGTCGGCTCTGCTGTGCAACACGCAGGGCTTCCTGCGCGTCAAGGCGATCGCCCGCCGCGCCGGGTACTACACCCGAGCGGAGAACGCGTTCGGCCAGATGGTCGAGTTCTACGGCAACGTCCCGATCGTCGACCTGGGGGCCAAGCCGGCGTCCAGCAACCCGATCATCCCGACCGAGACCCGCGACCCCGACGGGGCCGGTGGCGGTGGCAACATCACGAACCTGACCGACATCTACGCGGTCCGGCTCGCTGAGGACGCCGTCCACTCCGTCGCCGTGGCCGGCAGCCCGCTGCTGCAGACCTGGCTTCCGGACTTCTCCACCGCCGGCGCGGTGAAGAAGGGCGAGGTCGAGATGGGCCCGGTCAGCATCGTGGTGAAGAAGACCCGCGCCGCCGCCGTGCTGCGCAACGTCAAGGTCGCCTGATGCAGGTCATGACGCCCGTTGCCGGGTTCACCGGCGAGGTCGCCGGGGTGCACTTCGTCGACGGTGTCGGCGAGACGAGCGACCCTCGCGCGCTGGCGTACTTCTCCCGCCACGGCTACCAGCTCGGGGACGCCCCCGCGCCGTCGCCCGTGGTCGAGGAGGAGCCCGCGCCCGTCGAGGAGACCACGGACTCCGAGGAGCCCGTGGTCGAGGAGGAGCCCGCCCCGCGCGGGCGCCGCCGCTCATACCCACCCCACGTGTGTGGGGGCCGGACACGATCCGGCCACCACACAGGGAGACCACCACTGGAGGAAGCCATGGCCCTGATCACCATCAGCGACCTCGAGGCGCACCTCCAGCAGGCCCTGGCCTTCAGCGCCAATGGCGCCGACGCCGCCCAGGCCGCCATCGACGACGCCTCCGGCGCCGTCAACGGCTACAAGAACCTCGCCTCCCACGGCTGGGACGCCACCACCTGCCCCGACAGCGTCAAGCTCGTCGTCAAGCGCGTCGCCGGGCGCCTGCTGACCAACCCCCAGCAGCGCACCAATTACACCGGGCCTGACGGCCTGAACTACACCGGCGGACCCGTTCGCCTGCTCACCGACGATGAGCGCGAGCAGCTCGACGTGTGGGTGCCGCGCTCAACCAAGGTCGGCATGATCCGCATGACCGCTGCTCCTTGGTCCGTGCCGCAGTGACTGCCGCATCGCACTACGCCTCCAAGCTGCGGTCGAAGCAGCGTTCCCGTGCGCTGGCCGAGCAGGGCACAGGTGCGGTCGTCATGGACCGCATCGATCAGCTGATCGACGTGTCGACGGACCTGTCGCCGGTGTGGCCGGTGCTGGGCCGGCTGTGGGCCGAGCGGCAGCGGCAGGTCTTCGCGACTGGGTCGAATGGCCGGTGGGCGCCGTTGAAGGCGTCCACGGTCGTGATCAAGCGCCGTGAGGGCCTGTCGAATGATCCGCTGGTCGCGACCCGGACCCTGCTGGGGGAGGTGTCTCGGGAGGAGCCCCGCTCCTCCGGGACGCACTTCGTGGTCTTCGGGCCCGTGAAGGGCGCTGTCATCGACTACGCGAAGTTCCACATGAAGGGCCAGGGCGTGCCGCAGCGGCATCCGGTGCCGCGGTTCACGCCGACGGAGCGGAAGCGGTTCCTGGAGAAGATGGCTGAGCAGCTCGGGTTCCGGCCATGAACGGACATGAGCAGGTCAAGACCGCGGTGCGGGACTACCTGGAGCTGTGGGTGCCGATCCGGCTGGAGCTGGTGCGGCAGACCCTCGAGGTCGACGGCCCCGGCGACCCCAACTCGTACCGGATCGCGGATGCCCTGCCGGACAACGACCCGTCGCTGTACCCGGCGGTGGTGATCACTTCGACCCGGACACTCGGCATGGGACGCCGTCAGGCCACCGCGACCGGTGAGATCGCCGTGTTCGACGTCGACTACGAGGTCACCGTCCTCGTCGCCGCGCAGTACACGGACTTCCGGGACGAGGAGACCGCAGTCGCGTACCGGGACCGTCTCCTGCTCGCGGTCCGCGAGTGCGTGCTCTTGCCGGCCGCGTTGAACGACACCACCCACATCCTGGCGACGATCCCGGACGAGGTGACCGGTGCGGCGTCGCAGACGCTGCGCGGCGCGCCGCTGGCCGCGGGCCAGATCACGTTCGTCGTCCGTTCCGCCGAGGCTCTCATGCCGACGGTGACGCTCGCCGAGATCGTCGGCGGTGACGTCACCGTGACCCCTGTCGACGCTTCCGTCGGCGTCCTGCCCACCCAGTGAGGATCCCCATGTCCCGCATCAACACGACCATGACGGTGTCTGTCGACCTGGTCCCCGCCCCCGTCGAGCCGGAGCCCGCCCCTGAGGCCCCGGCCCGCAAGCCCAGCAAGTCCGACGCGGCGAAGGCCGACGTCGCCGATGAGTCCGAGGAGACGCCGTGAGCGACCGCGTAACGAGCATCATCAGCACCAGCCCGTCCGCTCCGGCCGTCGGTGGCCGCAAGAGCGGCCGGTTCATGATCGTCGGCCAGACCCAGACCGGCCCGGGGGATGCCCCGCGTGTGGTGAAGTCGCTGGCGGAGTACTCGTCCGTGTACGGGAACCGTGCCGGCGGGTCGAGCATGTACGACGCCGCGGAGCTGGCGTTCAAGTCCGGCGTCGCTGAGCTCGTCGTCGCCCGTGCGGTCGGCCCGACCCCGGTGAAGGCGACCGTGTCGCTGGACTCGGGGAAGATCGTCGTGACGGCGAAGGACCCGGGCGCGTACGCGAACGGGTGGACCGCCGCCTGGGATGCCGCCAGCAAGACCCTCACGGTCGTCGCCGGGTCGGTCACGGAGACGTACGTCGGGGCGACGGCGGCGGAGCTGCTGCTCGCGGCCGCGTCGAGCCAGCGGGTCACCGTCACCTCGTCGGGCACCCTGCCGGCCGGGAACGTGACCGCGACCGCGCTCGCATCCGGCAATGACGACTTCGCGAACGTCGCCTGGGCCACGTCCCTGGCGCTGCTGTCGCCGGACCTCGGCGCCGGTGCCGTCGCCGTCCCGGGTGTCGCGTACGGCACGGTCGGGCAGGCCCTGGCGACGCACTGCGCGTCCACGAAGCGGCACGGCCTGGTCACCGCCGCGGCCGGCACCGCCGTCGCCGGCCTCGTCTCGGCGGCCGCCACGATCAAGGCATACACGTCGAGCGAGTTCCTCGACCTCGTCGGCCCGTGGGTGAAGGTCCCCGACGGCGCCGGTGGCGTGAAGACGATCGACCCGACCCCGTTCGCCGCCGGCCTGCGGGCCGCAGCCCACCGGGTGTCCCCGGGTGAGTCCGCCGCGGCGGAGGTGTACGCCCGCGGCGTCGTCGACGTGTCACCTGAGTACCAGATCAGCTCGTCGGACTGGTCGACGCTGCACGCGGCCCGGATCTCCAGCATCCGCACCGTCGGCGCGTACACGCGTCTGTACACGTACACGATGCTGACCGCGCCGGGCGGCAACGCCAACCTGGTCGGCGGCCAGTACCGGGACCTGATCAACGCGATCACGGTCGACGCGGAGGAGATCCTCGAGTCCGAGACGAACTCCCCGGCGTCCCCGGCGCGGCTGGCGCAGGTCGCCGGCCGCCTGTCCGCGATGCTGGCCCCCTACTCGGGGACGTACCTGGCGGTGAAGACCGCGGCCGACGGCAACCTCGTCGACCCCGGCTACCGCGTCGAGGTGTCCACCGGCACCGCGCCGGCCGACAACCGCATCGAGGCCCGGATCTCGCTGCGCCTGTCCGAGTCGATCGACTTCGTCGACCTGGTCGTCGCCGTCGGCGACGCGTCCGCCTCCCTCTAACCGCCGCCGGCCTCGAAAGGACCCACCATGGCCACCCCGATCCTCACCAAGGACCGCGTCCTCATCGGGCTCGACAAGATGCCCGGCGACTGGGACACCTGCTCCGACCCCGGCTTCGGCCGCGAATCCTCGCCGATGCGGCGCTCCGCCGACGCCCAGATGGAGAACGTCAACGGGCGCCTCACCTACGAGGACATCACCCTGACCCGGTTCTGGGACGAGACCCGCGACGCGGCGATCGTCCGGCAGGCCAAGGCGAACATCGGCGCGTACAACGACATCACCCTGTCGCTGACGTCGCTGTCCTCGGACGGTGTCCCGCTCGGGGCACCCGACACCTATGTGGGGTCGGTGAAGACCGTGCAGAAGGTCGGCTCGGACGCCAACTCCACGGACCCGGTCAAGCTGACCGTCGTCCTCGCCGTCGCCCGCGGCGCCTGACCAGGAAGGGGACCACCGGCATGAGCGGTGACCTCGAGTTCGACAACGGCTACACCCCCGGCGACGACGTGCCGGTGGTGGCGCGGTCCCTGAACGAGCGGATCCGCGCCGACTTGGCGCAGCGCCGGCGCCGGGTAGTGAAGATCACCCACCCGGACCTGGTCCAGTGGGAGGTCGCATACCGGCTGCCGACAGACCGTGGCGACCTCGAGCCGTACTTCCAGCGGGCCGAGCGCGCAGCCAAGAGGAAGCAGCCATACTCATTCGACGCGGCCGTTCTCGCCGCACTGTGTGAGGGCCTGTGGTTCATGGGGGAACCGGTCGAGGGAGAAGACGGCAATCCCGTCACGTTCCGTGACCCGGCGTTCCTGGACCTCGTGGAGGCGGGCACACCGTCCGATGCAGTTCGCTCCGTATACGGGTCGGACGGTGTCGTCAGCCAGGTCGCCAAGCAGCTGCTGCGCGAGGCCGGGTTCGACGACGATGCCGAGGTGCAGGCCGAGGACATCGGGGACCCTACGCGCCTCGCCTGACCGTCCAGCAGTGGCTGGCCGGTGACGGCGAGGAGCACGCCCACCCGCTGATCACGTTCGTGCAGCGGTACGCGCGGGCGTTCCACCAGGACCCCGTCACCGCCGGGCAACGGCCGGAGACGGACCTGACGCTGATGCAGCTGTACTACGAGTCGGCGGCCGCCGACACAAATCGTGAGGGAGAGTGACGTGTCGTACTCCGACGAGCTCTCCGTCAAGCTCACGACCAAGGACGAGATGTCCGCACGCCTCAAGGGCGTGAAGAAGGAACTCGAGAGCACGACCCGGGCGATGGCAGTAGCCCGGAAGGAGTTCCAGGACACCGGTTCGCCTGAGGCCTTGTCGGAGCTGAAGCGGCTGGAGAAGCAGCACCAGGAACTTGCCAAGGCGTACCGGGAGTCATCGGCAGCAGCTCGCAAGGCCCGCAAGGACTACGAGGACGCCGCCAACGGCGCCACCAAGGCCAGCACCATGACTGGCCGGCTTGCGCAGTCCGTGGAGAAGCACTCCAAGAGCATCCAGCGCGCGGGCTTGGTCATGGCCGGTGCGATGGCCTTGTTCTCCAAGGGTGCGCTGCAGCAGTTCTCCCGCGTGGAGGACGCGTCTAGTGCCCTGGCTGCGACGTTCGACGACCAGGGCGACGCGATGATCGCCTGGGCGAAGAAGTCCGGCGATGCCCTGAACCTGTCCCAGGCGGACGCCCTCGACGCGCTGATGACCTTCTCAGGCTACGCCAAGACGGCCGGCCTGCAGGGGCAGGAACTCGCGAAGTTCTCGGAGGACCTGGTGGCCCGATCTGCGGACCTGGCCTCCTACTACGGGGGCACCACGGCTGACGCGATCAACGCCATCGGCAGCGCCCTTCGTGGGGAAGCCGAACCCGCGCGGCGCTACCAGATCTTCGTCGACGACGCCGCACTCAAGGCCGAGTACTTCGCGCAGACTGGCGAGAAGGTCAACGGCACCCTGACCGCACAGCAGAAGGTCCTGGCCGCGTCGGCGCTGGTCATGAAGCAGTCGTCGGTGGCGCAGGGCGACCTCGCGCGGACCGCGGACTCGACGGCGAACACGCTGAAGGACGCCTCGCAGCAGTGGGCCGACTTCCAGGCGGCGATGGGCGAGACGGTCGCCAAGGGCGTCACCCCGTTCCTGCGCGGCGGCAACCAGGTCCTTGGCATGCTGACGGTCCTGCCGCAGCCGGTGCAGCAGGCCGCCTTCGCGATCACGGCGCTCGGCGTCGCGGCGATGATCGCGACACCGCGACTGCTGGCCATGAACGTGGCACTGAAGGGCATCGGCCTGTCGGTCGCGGCGCTGGGGCCGATCGCGGCGATTCTCGCCGGCGGAACGGCGGCGATCCTGCAGGCCAAGGACGCCAGCGCGCAGTTGGACAGCGGCGAGAAGAACGTCACGCAGACCATGCAGGAGCAGACCGGCGTCCTGGGGTTCTTCACCTTGGGCTGGAACAACGCCGGCAAGGTGATCCGCAAGTTCACCGGAGAGGCTGAGGAAGCCGCCGAGGCAACCAAGGAAGTCGCCCAGGTCAGCGACTACGCGGCCTCACGGTCCAGGTCGCTGGCTGCCGCCCAGCGGGAGGCCGCCTCCGCAGCGAGTCTGCAGGCATCCGCGGAGAAGCGCCTGACCGGCGCCCTGGGTCGGGCTGAGCGGATGCTGGCCCGACGGGATGCGATGCGCGGCTATCGGGAGGCCATGAAAGCTTTCATCGCCAAGCCCAGCGCGGAGGCCGGCGACGCCGTGTCCCGCTCGATGCTAGGCGTCGCACAGACGTACAAGGACCCCGAAAAGCGGGCGAAGTTCGTGAAGCGGTCCTACAAGGACATCGAGGCAGCAGTGAAGGGCTCCAACCTTCCCTCCAACATCAAGACGAAGATCACCAAGCCGCTGACCGACGCCTACATCGAAGCCCGCAAACTGCTCAGCACGATGCAGGCGATCGCGGTGCAGAACGCGAACCCTGCGACTCGGAACCCGGGCGCACAGGTCGTGTTGAACAGGGCCGTGGGCGGCGCGGTATTCGGGCCCGGATCGGGCACGTCGGACTCGATCCCGGCGATGCTGTCCAATGGCGAGTACGTCATCCGCGCCGCGGCTGCTCGCAGCATCGGGTACGACACGCTTGACCGGCTCAACGTCGCGGACCGCGCCCCGGTGCTGCCGCCGCTGGTGAACGCTCCCGTCATCTCCCTGCCCGCGTCCCAGCCCGGCCGGGACGTACCGCTGGTCGGGCACCTCGAGGTCCACGCCTCCCAGCAGGTCGACGTCGACCTCGCCCTCATGCGGCTGCACCGGCAGCAGCAGCGCGATCAGCGGACCCGGATGGCGGGCACCCGATGACGACCGTGTCCGCCGTCCTGCCTGGCAGCGTCATCCCGGACACGCAGCTCGCCCAGCTGATCTGCCCCGGCGTCGGCACCCTCGTGCTGCCGTGGTGGCCGACCGAGGTCGAGCACGGGTCCTGGGCGCCGGACTATGCGGAGACCCCGCGGCCTGGCCGCACCCCGACCCTGACCAGGTCCAGCGACCCGCTGCCCACCCTGCGGCTCGCGTTCACGCTGCAGACCGGCGACCTCGACCAGTCGATCGGTGAGCTGCTGGCCATGGTCCGCACCCTCGCCGCGGCCAAGCCCGTCGTCCAGGTGATGCTCGGCCCGTCCGACCGGGGCCGGTGGCGGATCCTCGAGGCCGGCGCCGTCGAGACGGACTGGGCGACCAACGGGGAACCGTCCGTCGCGGACGTCACCCTGCAACTGCGCGCCGAGTCGAACGCGGCGATCGTCGTCGGCCCGATCCGCAAGAAGCCCAAGCCGAAGAGGTGACCTGCGATGGCTGATCCCGACGGCTGGGCCCTGGTCAGCGCGGAAGGCGTACCCGCGCCGGACGCGCCCGCCGGGCTCCCGGACGTCGAGGCCCTGTCCCCGGCCCGCCGGTCACCGCAGGTGAGGGCCGCACAGCGCACCGGGTCACGTCGACCTGACCTGCTGCCCCGGCAGCCGTCCGACCGATGACCGCCCCCAACTTCGACACGATCACCCTCGCCGGCACCCGGCTCACCGCTGACCTGACCGACGCGGTCACCAGCATCCAGGTCGAGTACGGCACCGGCACCGTCGCCCAGCTCACCCTCGCCGTGACCGACTCGGCGAAAGCCTTGGCCGGCAGTCCACTGCTGGCGCCGGGCACGGCAATGACCTGGCAGGGCGACCGGTGGCAGGTCGCCGGCCGGTCCTCGACCCGCGGCAGCGACGACACGCTGACGCACACGTTCACCGCCCGGTCCGCACTGGCACGGTCCCTGCGCCGCCGCTACCAGGCGTCCGCAGAGAAGAGGGTGTCCCCGTCAGAGTGGGTGACCCGCCGCGTCGCTAAGGCTGGCGGGCAGGCCGTGTGCCAGGCATCCGCGAAGCAGGGCACCATCGCCCAGTCCTCAGGCAAGGACCGGCAGTCCGACCTCGACGTGATCGCGAACCTCGGGTCCGACCAGGAATGGACGTGGGTCGAGTGGGGCGGGCGCCTGTACTTCGGGCACCGGCACTGGGCCTGGTCGACCAACCCGACCGGGCGCAGCTGGTCCGTGACCTGGGGCGTCGACCCTGCCACGGACGCACTCGGCAGCGACCTCGCGTGGGATGACGACGACACGGAGAACGCGATCGCCGGCACCGTGGACCTGCCCAACGCGTACGGGTCGCTGATCCGCCCGTGGGACAGGCTCGTCGTGGCCGGGTTCGGGCCGCTAGCGACCGTCCTAGTGGAGCAGGTGTCCATCACCGTCGACGGGACCAGCCCGGTGCAGGTGCAGGTCGCGCAGCCGCGGCCGCCGGCGAAGAAGGCGGGGTCGAGCTCGTGATCGGTGTGGTGTCCCGCGTCACCGGCGACGGTGTCTACGTCACCGGACTGGCGAACTACCCCGGCATCGAGCTGGGCCCACTGCCTGCCCTCGTGCACCGCTACCACGATGACCCGCCCGCGACCGCGGACCTGTTCACGACCTATGAGGCAGGCGACCGGGTCCACGTCGTCGAGGACTCCCCGAACGACTTCATCGTCACCGGCATCCTGACCTGAGAGGAGTGATGGCGTGATCTCGCACCCGATGCGCCTCGACTCCGCCGGTTCGATCGTCACGATCGGCGACTACTCCCCGCGCGCCGCGGGTGAGGTCGCCGGGCACGTCGTGTCCTGCTTGACCGGGGAACGTCCCCTCGCGCCGCTGTACGGGATGCGGGAGGCCGTCCTGGGGGATGTGTCCGCGGAGATGGTCGCGGCGGCCGTCGCCGTGTGCGAGCCCGAGGTCACGGTCACCTCGTCCACCGTCACCCCCGCCGGCCCCGGCCGGGTCCGCATCCAGGTCGACGTCGAATGGAGCCAGCAGTGAAGGACCTCGACCTCTCGGCGATCAACCTGGTCGTCGACGACCGGGACCCGCAGGCCGTGTTCGACGCGGCGCTGGCGAAGTGGGTCGAGCTCGCCCCCACCGCCCGACCCCGCAACGGGTCGGTCGAGGCGATCCTGCTCGAGGCCGTCGCGACGGCAACCGCGGACGGCATCTACGCGCTCAACCGGTTCGTCGGCAAGGCCGTCGAAGGGATCCTGAACCTCTACGGCGTGCCCCGGTTCGCCGGGTCCGCCGCGGCCGGCACCGTCACCCTCACCCTCGACGGGCCCCGCACCCTCACGGTCACGGCCGGGCAGCGGCTCCTCGAGCCCTCCAGTGGCCTGGTCCTCGAGGTGTCCGCCGACACGACCGTCACCGCCGCGTCCAGCATCTCCGTCCCCGTGGTCACCGCCGAACCCGGTGGCGCGGGGAACGCGATCACCGCCGGCACCGCCGTCGACCTGCTCGACGCGATCCCGTACGTGGTGTCCGCGCAGGTCACCACCGGCCTGACCGGGGGAGCGGACCCCGAGTCCGACACCTCCTACGTCGACCGGGCCTCCACCGTCCTCGCACGCGTCACCAGCTCCCTGGTCCTGCCGGTGCACTTCACCGCGTACGCGCTGCAGGACACCCGCGTGAACCGTGCCACCGTCGTCGACCTGTTCGAGCCCGGCGGCACCCCCGGCTCGGACCTCGGGCACCTGACCGTCTACGCCTACGGCTACGGCGCGGCGCTGTCCGCGCCGGTGAAGACCGAGCTGCAGGCCGCGATGCAGGCCCGCTCCGCCGCCATGATCGAGGTCCACGTCGCTGACCCCACCATCATCACCCAGGCTGTCACCCTCACCTGCCACGCCCTGCCCGGCTACTCCACCACCACCGTCCGCGACGCCATCGAAGCCGCCCTCTCGGCGTGGATGAACCCCGGCGTGTGGACGTGGGGAGACGACATCCGCCCGACTGACATCATCGCCCTGGTCTCCGCCGTCACCGGCGTCGACTACGTCGACACAGTGACCACCCCTGCCGCGACGGTCACCCTCGACGTCGACGAGCTCGCCACCGTCGGCACGATGACGATCACCGTGATCTGATGACCGCGCCGATCCTGCATCCGGCTGCCGAGCAGGTGTACCGGCTACTGCCGGACTACCTGCAGGCCGCCGACCCCGGCACCGACTGGACCCTCGCCAAGTTCGCCGGCGCCACCGCCGTCGGGCTCGAACGGGTGAACGAGTTCCTCAACCTCGTCGACCCCGACACGTCCGTCACCGGCACCTGCGAGGTAGTCAACCCCGCCGCCGTCCCGCGCGCCTGGCTGGCGTGGCTCGGCTGGCTCGTCGGCGTCGACACGTCACCGATCCCCGACTCGGATGTCCGTGACGCGGTCGGGAACGCAGCCGCGACGCAGCGCCGCGGCTCCCTCGGCGCGATCCAGGACGCGGTGCAGCGCACCCTCACGGGATCCAAGTCGTGCCGGGTGTACGCCAACGCATCCAGCGTCGACCCGTACCTGATCACCGTCATCACGCTCACCGCCGACACCCCCGACAGTGCCGCCGCCCTCTCCGCTGCCTGGAATGAGAAGCCCGCCGGCGTCGACCTCGAGCTGCAGACGGTCGCGGGATCGATCTGGAGCGAGGTGGTGGCCGAGTACGCCGACTGGAACGCCGTCGTCGCAGCGCAGCCGACGTGGAACGACCTCGTGAACTGGACCCCCTAGGAGCAGCTGATGGCGAACACGACACTGGGCTACCCGTACTACACCGGCACGGACCAGCCCGCCGGCTTCTCCCAGCAGCAGGCCCTCGCCGAAGCCGTCGACGCATCACCAGGTGTCACTCCGCTGTCGGACGCCACCATCTCCGGCCTGTCCGCCGGGCTGAAGCGCGCCGGCCGGGTCATCTGGCGGTCCACCGTCGGCCGGCTCGCCGTGTTCGACGGATCGTCCGCACTGGACCTGGCGTTCCTGTCCGACGTCACCACGCATGAGGCGCTCACCGCCGCCCACGGCGCGACCGGCGCGGTCGTCGGGACGACGAACACGCAGACGCTGACGAACAAGACGCTCACCGCGCCCTCCGTCACGAATCCCACGGTCACGGACGGTGTGTTCTCTGACCCGGTGCTGCTGTCCCCGGAGGAGCGGTGCACCGTCGCCGCCACGGCCGCCACGGGCACGGTCAACTTCGATGCCCTCACCCAGGGTGTCCTGTTCTACACGTCGAACGCGGCCGCCAACTTCACCCTCAATATTCGCGGGAACTCGGGCAGCACACTGAACTCGATCCTCGCCGTCAACGACTCGATCACCGTCGTATTCCTAGTGACGAACGGCGCAACGCCGTACTACCCGACCGCGTTCCAGATCGACGGCAACGCTGTCACCCCGAAGTGGTCGGGTGGGTCCGCGCCGTCCGCGGGCAACGCGAGCAGCATCGACGTGTACAGCTTCACGATCATCAAGACAGCGTCGGCGACGTACACGGTGCTCGCTAGTGCAGGGAGGTTCGCGTAATGCCCATGCTCGGAACCCTCAACGTGGGCGGGTCAGGCGTATCGGCGGGCAACTTCTCCAACGCAGCTACTGGCTCTGGCTCTGGCTACAAGTACGTCTCGTTCACAGCATCAGGCACCCTTGTCGTCACTCGCGCAGGGCTGTTCCAGATCGTCTGTGTCGGGGGCGGTGGAGCTGGTGGAACTTCGTTCAACAACAGTGGACCGTCAGGTGGAGGTGGCGGCGGAGCAGTCGTGGAACAGACTGTGTACCTGCCCGTCGGCTCACACGTGGTAACGGTCGGCGCCGGAGGCGCCGGCATCACCGCTGGTTGGGGCAACGAGCGCGGAGGACAGGGATCACCGTCCAGTGTCGGCACCTACATGGTTGCAGTCGGGGGCGGTGGCGGCGGCGGAGCCAACGGCCAGACCGGTGATGCCGGCGCCAACGGAGGCGGGGCCGGCGGCCTGTCCAACAGCGGCTCAACATTCACCGGCGGCACCGCATATGCAGGACTGTCAGGCTTCAACGGAGGCACCGCAAATGGGTCCGGAGGCGGTGGCGGCGGCGGAGCCGGCGCTACCGGTCAGAACTCCGGTGCCGGCGGCTCCAAGGCTGGAAACGGCGGAGCCGGCAAGGCCACCACGATTACCGGATCCTCGTCAACATACGGCGGCGGCGGAGGTGGAGGGAACTACAACTACACCTCAGGAAGTGGCCAGGGCCTCGGCCAGAACGGGGGAGGCAATGGCAACTCCAACTTCCTCGGCAGCACTGAGAATGCCACCGCTGGCAGTGCAAACACAGGCGGCGGCGGTGGCGGCGTGAATAACGCTGATGGAGGAACGAGCACAACGGTCGTCGGCAGAGCCGGCGGATCAGGCATCGTGATTGTGAGGGTGAACTCCTAATGGCCCACTTCGCCCACGTTGAGAATCACATCGTCATGCAGGTGATTGTCGTCAGCAACGACGACTGCGGTGGCGGTCAATACCCGGACTCTGAGCCGATCGGACAGGCGTTCATAGCCTCTATTGGCCTCGACGGTGAATGGCGGCAGACGTCTTACAACGGAAGCTTCCGCGGCAAGTACGCAGCGATCGGTGATGCGTACGACGCGAAAGCAGATGAGTTCATCACACCGCCCGATCCCACATAACTGTCGATGTCATGTGACCTCATCTAGCAAAGCTCGCATCTAGTGCCGCGGTCCTCCCGCGGCCGTCCCATCACGGCTCAGGGAGGCCCTGTTGCACGTCCTCGCTGCGTTCTTCGACCCCGCCGGCGACGGCTTCGACATCACCGACGCCTCCGTCATCGCCGGCTTCATCCTCCTGGTGTGGGGTGCCGTGTGGGGAGCGGTCCGCTGGAACGCCCGCCGTGTCGCAGCTGAACGCGAGCAGGAACGCGCCGAGCTCGAGCGCCGCCTCACCCAGCAGATCAAGGAAGCAACCCGCCCGATCCAGCCGGACGCGAACGGCGGGTTCGCTCTCGCCGACGTCGTCCGCACCCTCGACGGCATCGGCGACGACATCCGTTACCTGCGCAAGCGCCTCGACGACCACGTCGACTGGCACGTCGAGAACCGAAAGGACTGACCCCCATGTTCGACCGCATCCCGGCGCAGTGGCGCCACCTCATCCTCATGCTCGCCGCGGCGCTGCTGGGCTGGGCCAGCGACAACGTCCTCAACCTGGGCCTGTCGCCGCTGGTCGCGTCGCTCGCCGGCGTCCTTGTCGCCACCGCCATCGCCTGGCTCACCCCGATCACCCGCCAGTACGGCATCGGTGTCAGCAAGGAAGGCGAGTGACGGTGGCGTACCACGACGACCTCCGGACCGCGCTGCTCGACAACCTCGGCCGCGACTGGCTGGTGTTCCTCCCACGCTGGAATCAGATCCGCAACGGCACCGACTGGCGCGGCAAGGGCAAGCCCGCCGCCCTCCTGCTTCACCACACCGCCGGCGCCGCCACCGACTCCACCAACCCCAACCACCCCGGCAACCAGCGCGGCGCGAACGCCGGGCAGGTCGCGTTCATCCAGAACCACTACCGGGTCCCCGCCGCGAACTTCACCCTCGACCGCGACGGCACCGTCTACATCCACAACGCCTACCCGATCTGGCACGCCGGCCTCGGCACATTCCGCGGCAAGCGCCCCTGGTCCGCGCTCGGCATCCCCGACAACCTCGGCAACAACTACATGCTCGGCGTCGAGATCGTGTCCAAGGGCCTGAAGCAGGACTTCACCGAAGCGCAGAAGGACTCCCTCGTGCACCTGCTGCGGGCCTGCCGCGACGCATCCGGCTGGGAATCCATCGGCACCCTGCGCCGTCCCCGGCACAAGGACTGGACCTCGCGCAAGGTCGATATCAAGTATGGCGACGCTGACGTCGCCAAGTGGATCGCCCAGTACGGGTTCACCCAGGCCGCGGCCTGATCACCACATATGAGCTACGTCCACGACCGGTTCTGTCCCGCGTCGTCGATCCCAGCCGACGGCTGCCCGTTTTGCGCTGACCTCACCGCCGCCCGCGACGAGACCCGGCAGCAGCTGAACGACACCTGGCAAGACGTCCTCACCGCGAACGGGCGACGCGAGTACGCCCGCGGCTGGCAGGACGGCCGCAACGGCAAGCCCGCCGCCCCGTAGACCCCCGCCCGACCGCTCACCCCATCCCCGTAAGGAGTCACCATGCCCGGCGAGTTCTCAGACGCAGGTTCGGCGAAGGCCCTCGACGCCGTCACCGGCCGCGCCACCGTCACCGCAGCCACCAAGTACCTGGCACTGCTCACCGCCGCACCATCCGACACCACCACCCCTGCCACGATGACGGAGTACGCCGCGACCGGCTACTCCCGTCAGGCCGTCGAGTGGGACGCCCCCGCCCTCAACGGCTCCAGCATCCAGGAAACGAAGAACACGAACGTGGAGACGTTCGGACCGTTCACCGCCGGCACCGGCGCCACCATCACCCACGTCGCCCTCGTCACGTCGTCCTCGGGCACGACCGGAACGATCGACGCGATCTGGACGCTGGACAACTCCCGCACCCCCGGCACGAACGACTCGCTGCAGATCGCCGCGGGAGCGTTGAAGCTAACCTGCGACTAGCCGCCCCGCAGTGTCCGGACTGGTGACGACGTGAGGCCGGTGACCGCGTGACGATCTCCCTGCGCGCGGCCACCGCCCGCACCGCCTCCGCCGACACCACCAGCCCGTTCGGCAATCTCGCCTACACGCTGCCGACCGGGCACACGACTGATGACCTGCTGATCGCGTTCTACGGCGGCAAGCCGTACGACACGGTCCCGTCCACGCCGACGGACTACACGGCCCGTTCAGGTGGCGCGAACGGGACGACGGCGATGGGTGCCGGGTCGGGGTCGGTGTACGCGGTCGCGTTCACCAAGGTCCACGACGGCACCGAAGCCAACCCGACATCGACGTTCTCCGCCCAGTACTCGCCCGGCATACGGGCAATGATCGGCCTGTACTCGACCAACACGGGGTCCGGGTGGACCGTCGAGTCGTGCAAGGGCTCCGACGCCACCGCGACGGGCACGGACTTCTCGGCAACCGGTGACGCCACCCTCAGCCTGACCGCCGGCGACTGGATCGTCGTTCTCCTCGTCCACAATGACGACTCCTCGTCCGACTCGGCGTTCGCGATCACGGTGCCGGGTTGCACCGTCGGCACCGTCACACAGCGGCTGACCGGCACGCTGACGACGGCGACCGGCAACGACGGCCGCATGTACGTGGTCACGGCGGAGATCACCGCCGGCACCGCGTCCGGCGCCCCCACCGTCACGGCCACCACCGGGTCCGGCGACGCCGACGGCCAGGCCGTGTTCCTCCTCGTCCGCGAGCCCGCCGGCGGCACCATCCACGCCGGCACCGCGTCCGGCGCCTCCACGTCCACGGGCAGCGCAGCAGCCACCATCGTGGACGCTGTCTGGGCTGCCACTGCGTCTGGCGGCAGCAGCTCGACCGGCACGGCGGACGCGGACCTCATCCTCATCCGCCAGTGGGACGACCTGACGCAGGCGACGTGGAACCAGGTGGTCGCCACCTACGCGACGTGGGACGACCTCGCCGCGGGCCACATCACCGCCACCGCAACCGGCGGCAGCACCTCGACCGGGTCCGCGGTCCTGACCAGCGCCCCTTACCCCCTCACCGCGTCCGGCGCCGCCAGCTCGACCGGGTCCGCGACAGCGCGGGTCACCGTCCAGGTCACCGCCTCCGGCGCATCGACCTCCACTGGCAGTGCCCTCGCGACTGTCACGGCCCGCGTCACAGCATCCGGCGCCTCGACATCGACCGGTGCGGCAGCGGCGACCATCCTGGAAGCCTTGTGGACTGCCACCGCGACCGGCGGGTCCACGTCCACCGGGACGGCAGCAGCGACCAGCATCCAGCGCGTCACCGCGACCGGCGGGTCCACGTCCACCGGCAGTGCAGCGGCCACCCAAGTGGAAGCCTTGTGGACCGCGAGCGCCGCCGGCGCCGCGACGTCGACAGGTAGCGCCGCAGTCCGCGCCACTCTCCAGGTCACCGCATCAGGTGGCAGCGCATCCGCAGGCACGGGCGACGCGACCGTCGCCGACGCCGTCTGGACCGCCACCGCCACTGCGACCTCGACCTCGACAGGTGCTGCGACAGCAACCGCGATCCAACGCCCCACCGCCTCCGGTGCGTCCACAACGACCGGCACCGCGACTGTCACCGTCACCGCACGCGTCACCGCCACCGGCGGCTCCCTCTCCACCGGTACGGCCAACGCCACCCTCCTCGAAGCCTTGTGGACCGCGAGCGCCACTGGGGCCGCGACCTCCACCGGTGCGGCCGCCGCGACCGTCACCGGCCAGGTCACCGCCAGCGGCGCGAGCACCTCCACTGGTACCGCGACAGTCGGGATCGCCTCGCCAGCCGCCGCGACGGGAGCCAGCACCTCCAGCGGCAGCGCCGCGATCACCGCCACCCTCAACGTCACCGCGTCTGGCGGCAGCAGCTCGACCGGCACCGTCGACGCGGACATTCCCGGCACCGGCCTCGACGTCACCGCGACCGGGGCGAGCACCTCCAGCGGATCAGCCGCTGTCACCCTGACGGCCCGCGTCACCGCGACCGGCGGGTCCACGTCCACCGGTGACGTGACGATCTCCGGCCTCATCCCAGCCACCGCGACCGGCGCCGCAGTCTCATCGGGCACCGCCACCGCCGCCCTCCTGATCGCCTCTGCCGCGAGCGGGCATTCCTCGAGCAGCGGCAGCGTCGACCTCACGCCCGCCGGTACCACCTGGCCCGCCACCGGGACGGCCGCGAGCATCTCCAGCGGCACTGCTGCCGCGACCCTCGACATTGCTGCAGCAGCCACCGGCGCCTCCACCACGACCGGCACCGCGCGGATCGTCCTGATCGCACGCATCACCGCGACCGGCACTGCTACGTCCTCAGGCTCTGCCGCGGCCGACGGCGTCGCACCCCCGCCCCAGCCCCTCACCGCCGACGGGTCTAGCACGTCGACCGGAACCGCCTCCCTGATCACCCTGCACGGCGTCACCGCCGCCGCCCTGGCAGCCTCAGCCGGCGAGGCAGCCGCGACCCTCCTCGCTGCCCTCGGCCCCGACATCACCGCCACCGGCAGCCTCGGCACCCGCGGCTGGGACGGCTCCCTGGCCGGCCGCGCCTGGACCACCCACAGCAGCGACCGGCCCTGGGACGGCGACCTCACCGACCGCCGCGTCCACGCCACCACCGCACGCCGCCGATGGGAAGGAACCACATGAGCCGCAACCGGTACCCCCGCGAGACCGTCGAGTTCACCCCCATCACCGTCACCGTCGACGGCGTCCCCGTCGTCGACGACGTCGAAATCGCCATCACCCCCATGGGCGAACGCCCCACCACCTGGCAGCCAGCGCCCGTCCTCGGCGGGAGGATCGGCGTGATGATCTCCGCCCTCGACCCCGGCTGGCACACCGCGTGGGCCCGCGTCGCCTCAAGCCCCGAGACGCCCGTCATCGAGCTCGATTCGTTCGAGATCACCTGAAGCAACCGCGTCGGGAAGCGCGGAAGCCTGGCCGGACCCGAGCGGCGGCCAGGACAAGACGAGACCCCCTGTTGGCTACTGCCAACAGGGGGTCCTTCGTCGTTCCCGGGTTCAGCCGTCGGCGAGCAGTTGCGACACGCGCTGCGGCGAGATGCCGAGGATGACGGCCGCATCCCGCCCGGAGACGCCGTGGGCAGCCACCAGGTCGCGGGCGGCCTTGCGGGAGATCCGCGCGACCTTCACCTGGCGGTCGGCGAGGTCCTCGACGGCGGCCTTGGCGTCGGCGATCTCCTGCGCGAGGTCGTCGGCGAGGTCGACGTGCAGGTCGATGTCGATCGACGCCTCCGGCTCGCCGGTCATGATCGCGGCGAGGTCGAGGGCCATGACACGGGCCTCGGTGAGGTTGCGGGCCTGGGTGACGCCGACGCCATCGACGTCGATGACCCACCAGCGGCCTTCGCGGGTGGCGGTGGCGCGGAAGGTGCTCATGAGAGCCATCCTTTCGGCAGGCAGGGCAGCATCTTGACGATGCTGGTGAGGGTTCCGGCGGCGATCTCGGTGTGGGAGGCGGGGACGGGTGCCGTGTGTCGCCCGCAGGGGCAGCCGTAGACCGTGTGGCGGCCGGTGCGTCGGAGTTCGGTGCATCCGGCTGCCGTGAGGGCGGCGATGACCTTGCGGGTCTTCATCGGCTTCATGAGTATGAGTCTATCCCCCCTAGACGTCAAGAGTCAAGGGGGGATAGACAATTC